GAGAGATACTCAGCTGCGACAATATCATTGTTAATGACAATGTCATCGCCAAGCACGGCATACGAAGTAAAATTCGGATGCCCAACACGGTCAGCTGCTAACTGGACGATCAAATGATGCGTCAGAGCTAGCATTGCCCATGAAGAGTAAGCACCCATAGGTTGCCCCACGGCGTACGTTACTGGCTCTCCCTTATAAAAGTAGGGGAATGAAAGTAATTCCTGCCAAACCGATCCGTCCATTCCAATGGAATTTAGGATTTGTACCTGTAGCTGCAAAGGTAATCTGTCAGTGGCTGAACTTAAGTCAAAGCATGAGAACTTATCCCCTGTTGGAGAAGCCATCAGTGTTTTAAGCGGTAGTTCCTGGTTAAAGGTTCCATCCATCGGGACTGTCTTCAGAAAATCAAAAATTGATTTATGAAGGGGCAGTAACGATAATTGGATCCACCAGTTACACATCGCAACGATACGGGCCTTACCGGCCTGATCGTAAACAACTGATAGTCTTCCAATAGGTGGTAAACTTCGTGCGCCAAATAGTACTTTTTGAAGTATGAACGGCACTATATAGAGAAGCCATAAGCTAACAAGAGAACATGCATATCCGAACCCTCCTTTGGAGGTAATTAGGATTTGTATAACTCTCTTAGCTACTACGGGATAACCTAACAATGCAAAAGCATCAATAGGAGCCCCGAACGTAGCTCGTTTAGTGATAGGACCCGCAGACTCAGAAATGAATCCGCGAATCGGTCGCAGCTTAACTCCCTTCCCTACAAAGGACTTCGCAACTCCCTCGATACCATCGAGGGTTCGGGTTAGACCATGAAATGGCTCTATAATAGAAGCTAAATCTGGTTTTACCTTAGTTGGGAAAGTCCTGAATATGGAAAGAGTCGTTAAAACAGCACGCACATTCGCTCTGTTCCCCACCGAGAGATCAAGGATCCCACGAAGAGGCGACGGAATGATAATGGGAAGACCATACTGGTTCACCCTTACTCCGCAGGCATTTCTACCTTTGATAGTCGAGGGAGTTCCAGCTAAACATAAAACTACTAACCTCAAGCACTCTTTCAAGTACTTGAAGGTAAAGTTGTATCCATTACTATTCACTAGTTTTGTGATACGTTTTATGAATAGTTTGAATTCTTTATCGTAACCACTAGCCATACATGCCCAAATAGCCACTCTATTCCATCTGGAGAACTCTGAAAGAGTAATCCATCCGGATAGAGCGACCTTCTTAGCCGCAAAGTAGTTGTTAGATATATATCTTGCAATTATTTTGTTTGGTTAAGTCGTTTAGAGGCTTTGTATGTTAACTGTACCGGCGTGCAAGGCCAATACTCGTTCACGAGTTGCGACACTCATGCAACAAAGAATTGCTCAAAACGCGTGGAATAATCACCACGATAGCTGAAGCGGCACCCTCCCCTTCGGGAGAGTGTTTGCTTGATCACTCAATTTAATGAGTCGATGGCGCGCTTGGGATCCTTCCAGCCGATCACACTACCACTTAACGATATGTATGGGTGACAATGTGAGTTAGGC